AGGCCGTTACGGGGATTTGCCCCGTTTTACCAAATCGCTCAAGGATTTGGTTGATGTCGCACTCATCTTTGTGGTGCTGCTGAGCCCGGGTAGCGTCCTTACACGCTAGTCCGGACTCATTAGAGGCAGCATTCGTGTCGTAATGATATGGGGCTCGTGGTTTTGGGGCAGATTTCATCTTGGCCGTGTCCTTGGTATTGGTTTAGGTTTAAACATGTCGGCAGCTTCCGCAGCCGTACTAACTACGCCCGAAGCTTGACGTATGTAAGCTTCAGAGGTTTTTAGATTTGGATTGTCGCGGTAAGTATTGCCGATGGCAACCGCTTCTGGTTGTGTTGCTTCTGTATAAGCAGAATTAGCTCTTGCCTGTCTGGCTGAGCTATTTAGTTGATTGATTGTGGCGTCTTGTTGTGCGCCAAATTTACCGTATCCGGGCATTTTAGCCCGTTCACGTTGTGTTTCAGCGCGTATTTGCGCTTGTTTATCCATCTCAGTGATGGCCTGCTGATCTAGCAGGTTAGCAGTAGCTTCTGACTGGATAGCTTGATTATCAGTCAGTTTATTTTGCGTTTGTAGTTGTTGGTATTGAGCCATCGCCATTCCGGCTTCTTTGGCTGAGTTTCCGGCTTCGCCTAGAGGGTTCCCCATTTGTGCGGTTGCACCTTGTGGGGTGCCCGCTCCGCCTTGTGTATAGGCAAGCATGGGGTTTAGACCGGCAGCTTTTAAGTCTGCAACGGTCGTTTGATATTGGGTCTTCCGCATACGCTCTTGGAAGTCCATTTGTTGCTGAGCCATTCTCGCATTCGCGTCGTTTTGGCTTTTGCCTCCGAAGAGGCTGGCGGCTGCGCCGATTCCGGCTCCTATTACGGATCCCCAAGGACCGAAAGTAGAGCCGGCGGCAGCGCCTGATGCAGTAGATTCGAGCATGATTAGAAGTGGTCGATTAAGCCGGGTACAGAGTACAACGGCATTGGTCGTGCCATCTTTGTATTAAAGAAGGCGTCGAATATGAATTGTTGGCCATTAGCTGCAGCGCCTACTGCTAGAGCGCGTTCTAATGGAGGAGTGTCCTCAATGAAGGTTGCATTGAGAGTTGGCAGCGCAGTAAAGTTTTGCGCAAGATGCCAGCCGTCAAGAGTTCCGGCAGAAGTTGATTTGAATAAGCCTGATATTTGGCTTGGTTTGTAGCGGTATTCCGCCCACCGCTCTTGATAGCCGAATACGTCGTTATCGGCTGCGGTTCCTTGAATATATATTTCTTTATTGAGAACTGCTTGTTCGCCCAGATGAGCGAAAGCAGGGAAGTAGAAGTCATAGCGAGTTTGGCGGCTCCACATTTTTGGGAGACCTTGTTGATATGTGAGATCGGCACGGATTGATACCATGCCAATAATTACACCATGCTCAGTAAATGATTGAGTAAAGCCATGATTGCTAGCGAGGGCAGTACCCATAGCAGCAAGTGTACCCATAGGGGTAGACGTTGCAGTAACAGTAGAAGCACTTGTTTGTGCAATAGGATTGATGTTGATATTAGTTGATCCGCCGCCGAGGTATTCAGGACGCTGGAGACGAGCATCAGCGGAAGTAACACCGAAATGGCTACGCACAATTTCAGTATATCGAGTACCACCTCGAGCGTCACGCTCAAGCAATTTTTGAATTTGAAATGCTTGGCGGAGTTGATTGATAGTTGCAGCAGTCGCTTCTGATAGGTCTGCATAGAGATTAGGTGTTCCATCAGTTTGTGGGAATATTTGTAAAAAGCCGGGGTCTGTACCACTTCCATTGGTATATCCAGAGAATACGTCTTCTGATGTACCCATAATAGCCCTTCCGGTTGCTCCTTCAGTACGCATGATAGGGGCTTGTGAACCTAGCGGTAAGGTAACGCTTTCGCCTTTTTGTGGCCATGGAAGGCATGATGTGAAGTAGTCGTGGCGTTTGCCGCGACGTAAGAGTTTGTAGTCTGTTGATAAGTCGCCACCGTCGTCTTTATCGACTGGGACTTTATCTTGTAAGTTTTGATCACGGAACCATTCGTTCCAGATCAAGTTGTATGCACGTGGCCAGAAGGCACAGTGCGTAATAGTAGCGGCCGCGTCTACTTGGCCGACTGTTGGTAAGCCCATATAATCTTGAAGGCTGCCTACTGCGTAGCCGCCTGCTGGGCTTGTTTGTGTTGGAATTAAGTAATCCGTGCTATCGCCGGGATTGTCTTGCTCGCCCATAAACTTTTGCCAGTTATTCCATAACAGGCGGTTTGGGACGAAGAAGAAGAAGCTATCCATAACCATGTTGTCCATGATTGGATAGATTGGAGTAGCCATTCGTGCGAAGGCTGTCATTTTGAAGTTGAAGGTATCTCCGGGGAGAACTTCTTCAACGTATACGGGTACAAGGTAGCCCGAATCGAAGGTCGTTTTGTGAGCAGATTGCACGTCGAATTTCGAGCGTGGAATATCTGCGCGTGGAACCATAGAGAACTGGTGTTGATTGACTGAACGATTGCGGTGCATTTGCTTTCCTTGGTAGTGTCCTCAGGAAGAAGGTGGGGCTTTCGCCCCGCTCTTCCTCGAGGGGTTTTTGATTAGGTTGTTTTTACTTGTTTGCCAAGTGTGAGTAATTGAGGTAATTCATGAAGTTGGAATGTACCAGTGTTGTCGTCGAAGCTTCCGAGGTCATATAGATCGAAGTCGTCGGGGTGGTTGTAAAGTTGATTATCAGGGTTATTGCGATTGATTTCATCTGAGAATGATCGTATTGCTACTCCTGTTGATGGTACGAACATTGGACGGCCATAGGCGTCCGCTGCGCGGTCTTTTACTGAACAGATTATGAGTTTCATTTGTAAGGACTTTCGTTTAAGTAAGGGTACGTTTAAGTTTTTTGAGTTTTGCTTTAGTTACGGTTTCTTTAACTTGAAGTCGTTCCAAAGTTTTTTCCTCAGGGTTCAGTTTAGCTTGTTTTTCGCGTTTGTAAAGTAGTTCGTCGTATTCATAAGGGTTTTCCTTAGAGTAGAGGTTGTCGTAGTAACGGGGAGGTTTACATTTTTGACCACGTATTTCTACGTAGTCATGGGGGTAGACGTCTGTTTTGTACTTTTTGTACCAGTCTGCGCCAATTCCGGGCTTTAAGCTCATTTTGTTGTATTCAGGGTTTAATTTGATGAGTTCGCCGGTTTGTAGGTCGCAATAGGTATAGTGATTTGAGTCTACTTTTCCTGTTTGTTTTTGCATAATATATCGAGCAACGTAAGCAGCTGACTCGAAGGTAACGTTTCCAACGGAGGAATGACCATATGGCCAGAGCTTTTCAAGCTCTTGGGATGTATGAATGAGAGAACCAGAGGCAAGCCATTTGAATGGTTTCTTATCATGAAAATCGTGTCCGAAGATACAGGCGTGGAAGTGAGGGCGGCCGAATGCTGAGCCGTACTCTCCAGCCATGTAGTAACGAATTCTTGTAGCGTATTTACGCCAGACAAATTCGCGTAGCCTTTTGAAGAACTTTTGAAATTCTTCATGGATGAGGTTTCCGTTTTCTGGTAGGTTTTCGTTGTCATATGTAAGGGTTATGAAACAGTTGTCATTATGGAGTGCTGCTTCGTGAAGGCAGCGTGTCGCCCACTGGCGTGAGCGTTCTAGCCTGCAGCCAACGCATTGGCCGCAGGGCAGGGAAACCTGACGATCATGTTCGTCGGTTTCTTTAAATGAGACGCGGCGGAATGACTTGCCGGTCGCATTATTGGTTTGATATCCACTTAGGTAAGCGGTTAGTGGTTTGTAGCAGGCCATGTAAGGATGTCCTTTATTTGAGGATTACATTCGGATTCCGCCACGCATTGGGTTGCCCCTGACGTTGGCGTATTTGGTTTTAGAGGCATTTTTTTTGAAAGTCCTTACGGACTTTGATTTACTAACTTTTTTTCTATAAAGGCTCATGTTTATATCCTCGGTTATTTGTATTTTTTAGGTGATTTCTGTCACCTAGCACAGTTACATCAAGTAGAGTAACTGTGCTACCCCCTATTCGGGGGTGTCGGTGACGGGTTTTTCGGCTGCTTTCGCAGGCTGATTATTAGCCGTAAAGCTAATAGGATTAACTAAGCCAAGTTTGATGGCTTCGTCTTTATTTTGTGGATCGTTCATGAAATCGATCAGGTTTATAGGATCGTTTCCGAACTTAGCGCGTAATTTGGCCGGCAAGGCGTCAAATTCCTCTTCTGCGGCGATTAAAGTGTTCATGGCAGTATGGTAATCATACACGCCAGAGAAGTCGCCGTAGGTGCCTTTTAAGGCCGTTACGGGGATTTGCCCCGTTTTACCAAATCGCTCAAGGATTTGGTTGATGTCGCACTCATCTTTGTGGTGCTGCTGAGCCCGGGTAGCGTCCTTACACGCTAGTCCG